CGCTGGCTGTTTGCCAGTCTTCACCGTTTCCTACTGTTAGAATATTCCACCCGGACCCCAGCTTTAGTGCATCCCCCGATTGTGACAAATGTCCGTACGCATCTATTGTGCTTCGATAGAACTGAGTTGTTGAAACTGCAGCTCGATTTCTTCGCCTGTTCTTAATGCGCTGTTTATAGGTCATCATATCGGTTGTAGACACCTTAGTTGTTGTCTGGGTTATTTCAGACGGTTTTATCTGAACGAATTCTAGACCTTTTTGCCCACGAATACGCTTGTAGTATTCGATTCCGCTACCGTATGATCCAGCAGTGCTGATCTCATAGTGGAAATCTTTGCTATTATCATATTTCTTAACGTAGACTTTGTTGTCAATTGAATCGACAATGGTCATATTTTCTTCATATTCGTCTGCTTCTTCTGTTTTCCCATCCCCCGCTGCCTGAGTGAAAGCTGGCGTGAGTGGTATAAACGGGACATGCATGTCCCATGTCAACGCTGTGTTCGTAAAAGGAGACGACACATTCGTTGTGTAGGTCACGACTTGAACGTCTGAACGACAGGCATTACAATCAGGGAAACCCCGAATGTTATTAACCTTATTGTCATGAAACGGATCTGATGCCGCTATCAAGTAAGCCACACCTTCCGGCGTAACTTGCTTGGTGCGGAGGAGTCCATTAAGAACTCCCTTTCCAGGGCCCGGAGCCCGATTTGTCACAATTGAATCTACTGAATTCTCCATATCGCGCGATGGAATTTAAATACCCTCCGCTTTCTTTTTGGTCGACCGCTTCCTCCCAATCTAAAAAATAATTGAGATTCTCGCGCTCTGGACGAGTTTCCAAACCACAAGCTTCCCAGCCCATAGCTTGGTACCTCATCCGTCTCGGACTTTTAATTATTTCGTCCAGACGGACGATATCAGCAAATTCTATTGTTCCATCGTTTTTCTTCATTAGCTCTTCATGTAAGAACGTTGCATACTTCATAAAATGTGGTGCCAATTCTGGATCCATACAAGCATTTGAGCATAGAGCGATACATTTATCTACTCTTGTTTTATCATCTATAGTGTTCAGGTAACGCGTTAGCGAAAAACATAATTCGGACCTCCTAGGTATAGGATAGTAACACGAATAGTCTTTCACGTATGCCCCTGATACTCCTAAGAATGAAAAAGGCTTTTTTAAACCGACTGGTTCGCCGGCTTTTTTAAGTTCTGCTTGATATTGGGTGGGTTTTATTACCATTCCGAAACGAGTGTATGTTTCTCTCATTTCTTCATATACCTCATCCAAATTGCTAAATGGGATAGCGTCTGTGCACCCTCCCAAATCATCATCCCCATACAAATTCATCACTATATTCATTATTATAAAAAGATACTCGGGAATAACCCCAAATTTCTTCATACAAACTCGAACCCAATGATACATCTGGATTATGAGATGTTTTATGCAATTGTCTCCTGTTGTTTTGTTACTTCCTGATCTGTTTCCAGTTTTACACCGTACTAATGATCCGTCAGGCATTAAAAGTATGCTATGAACTGTATTTTCAGTGACGAACTCCTTCATTCGTTCCAACTTTTGCTTAACTTTTAGATCTGATGGTAATATTAAACCCCTATTTCGAAGTTCATATACATCGGTTAGATCGCAA